TTAACCCTAGTGCCTGATGAGTTTTGGGTATAGCGCATGGCATTTAAAGCGATTTCAGCCAGCACACCGGCTTGGGTGCTATTGGTAACACCCTTGGCATCTAATGTTTTTTCCAGTGTTTGGCCGTCAAAAGTTTGTAAAACACTGTCCTCTTTGACCACCTGCGCACTCAACCACTCGTCAGTTGGATTAATATATTTAAAAATGATTTTATTAGCAATTTCCTTGTTACCTCTCATGCTAATATTTAAGCTATTTTTAATAAAATCATCATCCGTCAAGGTACTAACCGTGCCTTGTAATTTACTGTCAATTTTTAGCTTCCACTTGTTGGCGGTGTGTACTATTTGCCCACGGCACGTTGCCAATACGTCTGAAATTATTGATTGTATATTGGCCTGCTGCAACACTGCCAAATTAACCGGCCAATCGTTATACAAGTTTGAGCATTGTTGTTTGGCCGTCCAAAATGTACCAATATCAATATTACTATCATCAATATTAAGGCCGTCAGTTAATAAATCCAACACCACCTCGGCGGGGTTGGTTGAGTAAGTTAATGTTGTGCTAATGGCGGCACTTGAGGCACTTGTGCCGGTGATTGTTCTTAGCTTTTTGCCTTTCATTAACACCGTTAAATTAGCCATTTGTGTGTTTTTATTTTCAGCTGCATCAAACACTTGGTGTACCGCTAAAAAAGCAGTGTTTGCTGGTATGTTAATGCTGTCTAAACTGAGCGCCGAGCCGGTTGAGGTTGAGCCACTGGTATTGGTAACAAAATCAACCGCTTGCACATTGGTGGCAGTGCTTGCAGCATCGTACCACTTGACATGCACATAAGTGGTTTCAAACTTGTTTGATCCTAGTGATGTCATGGCGGTTTCACCTGCATAAATGCCGGTTATATCCTCAATATTATGGCCAGCAATGGCAATAATTGACCAATAATCGCGGTTATAACCATTGGTGGATGAGTCTGAGTTGATAGCACCATTGGTTTTTTGATAAATAATATTGCCAGCTAAACGGTTAAAGCCAAACACTTGTGGCACGGGGTTGATGTTGGATTTTTGTGTTTGCAGCTTAACGCCAGCATAACTATCTGAGCCGCTAATATCACCAGCATCGGGCGTTAAGGCACTGCCGGCTAGACTTGCACCAACTAGGGTGACACCGATGGCTGTGGCCAAACCTATGCCGCTCAGGGTGGCAATACTGGTTGCCCATGCAAAACTTCCACCGGCAGCCATTGCACCAATACCACCGGCTGCCAGCATTAAGGCTGTGCCAATAAACGCTTTGGCTGAATCACCCATGATCAACCCTCATAATTAAACACTCTTTATTTAATTTTTTATGCACCACACAATCTAAATCCTCACTCCATACCCAGTAAGTAAACCTATTAATGGCAACACCAACTGATGCAGGTGTCAAAACCACATCGTCCTTTTTGGCTTTTTTTACTTGGGTGCAAAAGCTATTAAAAAAAGCAATGTGCTGTTTTTTAGCCAAAAAACGGCGTTGATACTTAACAAAATAATCCATATTATTAACATCAAGCGTGTATTTGCCCCAGCCTTTTGGCAGCACAAAGCGGTTGTTTAGGTGGTAAATGGCAACGGTAAAACAGTTGGTTAGCATCATGTTATATTTTGTTGCCCCCAATAAACCACGTCATTAATAGCATCGACGATGCTTGTGAACTCGTTCTGGTTGTAAGTGCGCGATGGGTAAGGTTTTGACCAGTGTACAAATTGGGTGTTTAAACTGGCACTCAATGTTTGCTCTGTGGCACTAAAGGTATCAATTACCCCCTCAAATAACAAATAATTGTCTTGGGTGATGCCGCTTATTGATAGCTTTGGATAGCTGGTTGTGCTTTGGCTATTAAAACCAAACTCATAAGTGTTGCCGTCAATGGTTTCTGCTGATGGTGTATAAATAATCCGTGTTATTTTGCATGGGTTGTTACGCCATTCTGAGGCTAATGCCTCGGCACTTAACTCACCATTAATATTATCAATGGTGACATTAATGCTGTCTGATTGCATGGAAAAATCCTCGGTTAATTTATCCCAAGTGATGGCGATCGGCGTGTACTCATTAGTACCATCATCAACAAACACATCGTGATCGGTAAAGCGCAAAATCTCCCCGGTATCTGCTTGATCATAATCCCAGTTTTTATCCATGTAAAACTCAAATAAATGCAACATCGTAAATACATCGTCTGTGCGTGCGTTGCTGGTAATTTCTTTACTCATAACACCTCAACAATATCAGCACTGGCAATATACATACCGTCAGTGCGGCGGCTAAATTTAAAACTATTGGTTAAAAAACTGGCTTTGGTTTTGCCCGCTGACCCCAAACTTATGCTGCCCTCTTTTGGCATCCCAAACGTACCTAAAATGCCAGCTTTCCTGCGATAAAATTGGATCAATTGTAAAAAATCTGACTCCTGCAAAAACCAATTAAGGCTGTATTGACGGCGCAGGCCAGCCATGTCTTTTATGTGTCTTGCTGATTGCCCAATATTACTAAAAATTGAGTTGTTTATATAACTAAACTCAACTTGATATGGCTCGGCATTGGCCAGCATATTAACAAAACCATTGTCGGTTGAAGTGACCGGCGTGTAGGTTGATGATTGTGAAAACTCGTCTTGATATTGGCTGTAATTAAAAAACACACTACTAACCAGTGTGATGGTGCCGCTATAAAGTGAGGGCGCAACCACGCTAAATTTGAATTTTTCAAATGCCCAAACGCTGGTATTTAAACCCATCGCATCCGGCCTAATATCATGCGCATCATCTGCATCAACAATAACCGTGTTAGCATGGTTAGCCTCGTATGCAGTTTGCAGTGCCTCAAATTGGGTTTTAGTTAAGTTTTTATAACTAACTTGCATTTGTAACGCTGGCATCAAGGTTTTAACAACACGTTGGGTTTTGCCACTATTAAAGTGTATGGCTTGGCTTTGTTTTAACCATTCCTCAACTTCAATATGGCTATGATTAGCCATAATTGTGCTGGTCAAATTGTTCATTAAACGACCTGCTTAATGGTGCGCCTAACGCTGCCATTAGATGTAAGACTGTTGTTTATTATTGACTCAATCGTGCCTCTGTTATTAACGAGATAGCTGTTAAACGATGCTGCATCAATGGCCTGCACATTAAAATTAATCTCAGCATTGACCGATCGCACCTCGCCGGTGGCGGTATTTAGCCGGTGATTTGGGGTAATATTGCCGCCGCCGCTTGGTTGGAAAATCTCCGCACCGCGCTCACCGACTAAATAACTTTGGCCTGCGTTAACGTGTCCACCATTTGCTTTAGGTAATAAAGCATTAAACAGTGGTGTGGTGATTGACCTACGAACGCCCAAACGGATTAAATCAGCAAGCATTGCTCGCGCCATATCTTCAAATGAAGTTTTAACCCCCGTGATCATATTAACAATAGCATCCTCGGTGGATTTCATGGCTTTTTCAGTTATGGTTGCAATGGATAAATTGCCGGTTTCGACTGAGTCTTTATATTTGTTAAAACCAGCCCTCATCTTATCCCAAATTGTCAAATCACCAAAGCCAGCACCCGTGCTAATGTCTTTGGTTTTAGCATCAACAATTTCCAAATCAGCAATTAATTTCTCAATGACACTCACTGCTTTTTGGTATGTAACCGGCTCAACATTGGTAAAACTTATTTTAGATCTTGTTAATTCTTTGTTTAATTTTTGCAAGTGGTTGTGCATAGTTTCTAATGCTGATTGATCGCCTATACCTAACCAATCTAATATCCCTTTACCACCTTTTGCGCTTGCATTTAATAAGCCAATTTTATTTTCTAAATCAGCAATATCATCTTTAATTGCTTGCATTGGCCTACCGCCCATAAACGGTAGGTTTTCAATAGTCTTGCCAAACTCAATAAATCCATTTGTAATGCTTGCAATGGTTTTTAAAATTGAGATACCGGCTTGCATTATTTGTTTTGCAATCAATATTGCAATATTGCCTATGCCCTCATGCTCTCCAATTTTATCTTGCCCCCACTTAATAATGCCCTCTGTAATTGTTTGGATAAAGGGCGCAAGTTTTGCCACAATTTGTAAAAAATTGCCTTTTAAAAATGTTGCCAAACGAAACAATGAATTATTAGTTTCTTCAATGCCTTTTACTGCTTGGGTGCTAAGTATAATTCCCAAACTCTCGGCCTCTTTCATCACATCCTTAAATGCAACCTTGCCATCTTTGAGCATGTTGACCATCGCCACACCCTCTGAGTCAAATAGCTTAAACGCTAAACGTAAACGCTCTGCGGGGTCTTTGGTATCTTTAAGTGCATCCGCAACTTGTCCAAGTAAATCAGTGGCTGACAATACCCTGCCATTTGTGCCGGTAAGTTGCACACCCATTGTTTTTAAAGCAGCTTGCGCCTCGCCAGTACCTTTTGCGGCCTCGCCCACACGCCTGATAAACCTTTGCAAACCCATATCGAGCATAGATTGCTGAATACCAGCCAATTTAGCCGCATATCTAAAGCGCTGCAATTCTTGCGAGGTGACACCCAGCTTGGATGATACTTTACCAAGTTTATCAACAACATCCAGCGAGCGTTTGATAAGCATGCCCATACCAGCGATGCCAGCCAATGAAACAAAGCCGGTTTTTAAACTGAAAACCGCTTTACGGGTTTTGTTTAAACCACGGCCAATGGCTGCAAAACCCTTTTTAGTATGGTTTTTCAGCCTTATTACATAGGTTTGCGTTACCTTAGCCATGCTCGTTCCCTTTCAATTCTAAATAGGCCGCCCAAATAACCAGCTCGACCGTTGTTAATTCCATGATTTCATTTAAAGACTTATGCAAATGCTCTGCTAATCGACAAAAAAAAAGCAAATCATGATCCGTCTTTAAGGCTTTTTTGCCTCATCAACCGTTGGATCATCATCACTAATTTGCTCAACCACACTACTAATAACACCCGTGTCATATTCGCGCATTAATTCTTGCAGTTCAGATGGCCGCCATACACGCTCACCGTCCTTATTTAAAGCGCGCATTATGAGTGCCATACAAACCGCATCCACTGTTTTGCCGGCATCATATAGCTTTAAAATCTCGGCCTGCTGTTTGCCATTAATTGCACCCTTGTAATAAACAGTGTCATTCCATTCAGGTACAAAAACTGATTTTAACTCACCGGATAATTTATCCTTAAACTGCGCTTTTGCATTGTCTTTAATGCCCATTTATGCAGTTGCTAATGCTAAGACACCCGTGCCTTTAAAACTAAACGAGGCATTAACCATATCATCAATGGCACCATTGCGCTCAATCGACTCAACTAATGCTGTGCCTGAGTAGTATTTATCACCCGTGGTTGCACCCTCAAAATAAAATTTTAAAGTGACCGATGCGCCTGCTGTTAAAGCTGTTTGCGCAGTATCACCCTCATCTAAAAAACAATCGCATGAGCCTGACCATTCAGTTGTGCCAACTGCAAATGTCTTTGCACTGTCAGATAATTTAGTAGTTTCAATGGTGCCTGCGCTCTCGCTCAGTGACCATGATTTTAATTCGCCCAATAAATCTGTGCCGATGTGTATAAGGCCTTCTGAGCCAGTGTGTGTTGCCATGTGTATTACTCCTTATCAGTATTAATTAATTTTTCTTTTTTAGCCGGTTTTTCATCAAGCGACCAGCCACGCACCTTTGCATTTTCAATTTGTGATGGGTGTACGTCTATTGACTCCGATCCATCTTTGTACATTTTTGGCATTTTTGCCCCCTTTTATTAACTAATTAAAGTTTCAACATCTGTTTTATCCACCCTATATTTGGCAATAAAACGCATGGTCATTAACCCAATTGGCTGTTCAGCATCCCCACTTAGGGTGATCTCTAAACCGTCATAATTAAAATGTTTACATTTGCCATTTAAGGTGGTGTCACCTGATGCAAATAACGCATCCTCAACCTCTGCACCAATAGCATCTAAAGCGTTGTCCAAATTGCTTGATGCTTTTTCCCTAACCTCAACCACCACATCTAATAAACGCATTTGCTTGTTTGCACTTTCCTCGCCTAAATCTTCGCTTAATGTATAAATAGCCAGCGAGGGCAATTTGCTTGTGGCAATGTCATAAACACGGCTGGCAACAACATTGCTGCCAGTTGTGGCCAACCCCGTTAATGTGGTGATTAATTGCTGCCTAATTTGTTGTCTTGCATGTGCCATTATTCAATCAACTTTCTTCTAAAATTAAACTGGTTAAACCCGTGCCGTCCGGCTGTATACCTACAATCGAAAACGTACTGTCTAAAAAATAATTATCATCAACAAAATCTGATGAATTTAAAAGGTAAATATTCGTCAATAAATCACTATCAATCGTAACAATATCACCATGTGCATAAATATTTGCATCAATACTATTAACCACAAATGTGGGTGTGTTTGACTCGATGCCAAATTCATCACTAAATGCATTCTCAAATATGCCATTAACAGCTTCACCGCTAACCGTGCCTTTGTCGGCCAGTTCGGTTTCGTCTAAAAACTCTGTTAAATCTTCATTAAACATATTTTTTTATAATGGCTTATTTGAGAATGGATTTAAAGGGTGTCAATTGCTCAACACCCATTAATCAACTTTGCTCTCCTATATTAGTTAAGTTGTCGCATCTTTCATTGCCGCAAATGACTCTGCATGGCGTACGGCCACGTCAACGTCTTGTAATGCAACGACTCTGACCGTGCCTGATGATGAACCCGTTGAAGTATCAACATTAATGTCAATACCACCCCAAGTACCAATTATCAAGTCTGACCAGTTACCGTAAACGATTGCCGAGCAAGTTGATGTTGAACCTTTAGTTAGGTTTGACGGCACTTGGTTAGAAACAGCCGCGTTGTAACCACGTAACGTGTTGTTATCTGACCAAACATATTGCGCTGTGCCTGATGCTTTTTCAGTTTGTAGCAACTTGCCACGCACTTTTGCATTAGTTAAATAACCCAATGAACCTAAATCAGCGTTATCCGCACTAACTGCTGACTCTAAATCAACAATATCAGCCCAATCAGGCGCCGCACCATTTGTACCACCAACAACCGAACCAATGCCCGATGTGTTTAAAATGCCCGTTGGTTGGTTAGATGCACCTGAACCATTAATCGCTGCTTGATCAATTGCTAATGCAAGTGATGTTGCTAGATCATTACGCACAAACGCCTCAACATCTAATGATGATTGAAGTAACATTTTGCGAGATATATCGGACATTGAGCCAACGGTCTTGCCTGACATAGTCACTTGATCAAACGCTGCTTGTGACTCAGTTACTGCGCCCGATTCAGCGACCCAGTAAGAAGATGCACCACCAGTTTGTCTAGGGATAGCAATGTTGCCAACCAAATCACTCATCATTGTTGCACCTAAACCAACCACTGACATCTTGTTTCTAAGCATGTCAATAAAAGAGCCTGATAATAAATCAGTTGCAACCGTGTGGCCACCTGCTGTTGATGTTGTAACATTCAAATCACGCATTAAAACGTCAGTTGGGATGTAAAAACCCTGCGCACGTTTGCCCAATTTTGATGCCATTGAATCTGACATTTCACGTTCAAAACCTGCCTCGTGCCAGTTGCCCGTCACTAACGCATTTACCGCACGTACAATTGAGAAATCACCAATCTCAGCATCGTTCATGCCAATTTTAGTGTCCTCAATCGCAGCTTGTGCCGGTTGGTTTTTGTTAATAGACTCCAATGCAACGCCTCTAAACTCATCCATTGAGCGGTCATTTCTCTTAAATTGAGCGCCGATTTCTTTCAATTCCGGGTGTTTTGATACGATTGCATCAATTTCTGCTGATCTTTGGCGGTCTGCTGCCACTGCATCGCGGCCTACTTGCACGGCATCGATATTTGTTGTATTTTCTGTTGTCATTTTGACTTCCTTATTTTTAGTTTTTAAATTAGTAATTGTTGTCATGTTTTCACCATCAACCTCATCTGATCTACCGATAGAAGCATTCATATCGGCCGGGATTGGAACTGAAGAAATTTCGTAAGGCATCCACTGAGTGGCGCGATAAACTTCCATGCCATCCTTTGTTTCATCCTCAACAGCCATTTCTAAAATCCTATATCCCACCGATATTCCAGTGCGGATGCCATCAATTACATCGTTAAATATTTCCTGAGCGTGCTTTGATTTTGAAAAACGGACAATGGCTTTACCCTTGCCGTCCTCAATTCTCGCACTCTCAACTACGCCGATTTGATCGCTAGGATCATGATTTAAAAGAAGCGGTGCTTTATTTAACAATCGTGACATGTTGACGGATTCGGGCTGATGGTCTAAAACCTCTAGTCCAAACCACCTTTCAACAGGTTCTTCCGATGAAAAAGATAACGCTACCGTACGTGCTTCTTCGTCAATTGCACTACGATCAAAATTAAATGAACGAGATAAATTACCCGTTTTGATTTGTTTCATTACTTAATACCTCACTAATGGTAATTGTTAAATTTAAGCCTTTGGATTTAGCCAATTCTTGCTCGTATGCAAGTTGGTCATATACATCCTCAATATCGCCGCCCTGCTCGGCCACAACCTCACTGGCTGTTTTAATGCCGGCATTGATAGCCTCAACACTGGCTTTAATATCTTTAAGAGGGTCAACCCACTGCCATGCTTTTGGCTGCCAGCGCACCTCAGTTAATTTGTCAAAATTAACCATGTCCAAACCTAACGAGCCGTTTAATAATTGCATGCTTAACCACTGCTCATAAATACGGGTCATAAAATGTTGTGTCATCCAGTTTTGTTTAACACGCCACTGGTCGCGTTCCTCTAATGTGCCTGAACGTATTGAGGAAAAACTAACGCCCTCTAAATCATTACCTAAACTGTTATAAGCCACGCCCAAACCACTAGCAATACCACGCAAAATGGCCTTATTAAAATCTTTAAATGCTGATGTTGGATGGGTAGGATCAAATGCCTCGGCTTTCATACCGGCTGGTAATTGGTGGCCAATGCCAGGCTCAATATCCATTAATAGTGAGCCATCGTCAGCCTCATCACCAATAAAGCTATCACCGGCCTCTGAGGTGTAAAAAATCATGGAACTAGCGCCAACTCTGGCCGCCACGAGTTCTGCTTCTTCGTACGCGCCCAGCATTTGCAAGCGTGTCATGGCACTGGCCAACCATGTTGCGCCCCTTATTTGCTCGGGGCGTTCACCCATAAAAGCGTGAATAATATTATCAGCCTCAACACGTTCAGCCCTTGCAGCAGCGGTGGCCACATTCTCAGGGTTGATCAATAAGTGGTAGGCCAATGGCTTGCCGGTAATATCAAACTCAATACCCATGCGAATGACTACACCATTGCCTAAATCTTTATTTAGGTTTTCATCAAGGCGGTTAATATCTAAAAATTGCAGCTTAAAACCAAACTTAGAATCATCGTGAATAATGCGACAAAGTGCCTCGCCATCTCTAGCAACACTCTCAATAAATAAGCGCTGCATTTCAACAAATGAAAGGCGGCCATCCCACGCACAATTTCTAGGTTTTGACCATTGCAGCCATGCTTGCTCAACTATGCGGTTTGATTTTTGGTCTAACTTGCCGCGGTTAGTTTTGCTTTTAACTTGGAGTAAAATACCTTTAGCCCCGACCACATTGCTGACAACCATTTGTAAATATTTTTTCGCATAATCATTATTAATACTTAAATCCCTCGCACGCGCTCTAAGTACCTTGCCCCCTGATTGTAAATCCTTATTAATGTTTTGTTGTGTGGTTGTCCAACTGTTAGTTAAACGGTCTATTTTTGCAGCCGCATAAGAACGTCGCATTGGTTGCTGTCTTTTTGCTTTGTGTTTTTTAAAAAAATTAAAATCCATAATTAAAACCTAACCTTTACAATGCCGCCATGACCTAGGCCATTGCGAATACGCTCTGCCCTTTGCTCGCGTAAATACTCACCCCGATATTTGTCACGTAATAAAATTAAATCAGCAATTGGGGTGCGGCCTAGTGAACGTCCACTTATTGAGTAATTATCTTGATCTTTGGTGCTGCGTTTTTCTAAAACAGCCTCAATGTTATCAAGTACTTTTTTAACGTGGCCGCGTGGGTCAGTGGTTGCAGCATCACGGTTGGCCAACACTTCCCAAGTGCCGTGATCAACGGTTATACGCTCACTGTCTGACGAGCGCACAATGTAGGCTTGCCAATGGTAAACGCCTGCTGTGTATGCGGTGGTGGTTGCTGCTGCCACCTCAACAATATAATCGCTGCCTGACTCTCCGGCCGCTATGGTTATCTCAGTTGTGCCGCCATTTTCTAGGCGTGCTGAGTATTGAAGTGCGTATGTTGCGGGTGCATAATCTGTGCCAAGATCGGTGCGTTTCCACGCGAGGCGATCACCGGCAATAAACTTGGCTGGCTCTGTTTCAGCATAGTTTGCCGAATCAAACATATTTGCCATAAAACCCCTATATCTAGTATTTGTTGTGTGCAAAAAGCACTATATCTAGTATTTAGGTTAGTAACTTTTTTTGAAATGTCAACCTTTATTTACCAACGCGAGGCAAAACCAGCGTTAGGCTTTTTCCTGCGGGCAATTGGTTGATAGTTTTGCTGTGGTTTTTTAGGTTTGTTTTCAATTATTTGCTTAATATTTTCAGTTTTATCAGCAAATAAATCCTTGGTTAGTGGTTGCACGGTGTCCTCTAAAGTTTGCCAATCGCGTTGGCTAAACTTGTTCATGCCCAAATGGTAGCCAGCAGCCAAACTGTAAACACTACAATCCAGCACCTCATTACGCACATGCGATGGCTTAACCCACTCTTTACGTGGAAAACCTTTGTGGTATCTAGTAATTAATTTTTCTGATGATATTTGCTCATAAAACTCATCAGGTAACTCATTGGAAAAGTGCATTGCGCCTGCGCCGGTCTTAATATTAAACTTGCCATAAATAACCTCTTTGGCTGTATCTGTACCCACCGGCCATAATTGCACACCGTCTTTTAATGTCTTGCCACTAAACGTAACATCAACGCTAGATGGTTTTGATATGACTGGCTTATTGCGGGTGGATGAGCCTTTAATGGCAATGATGTGGCGGTAACGCCTAGTGCGGCAAAAGTCATAAACGCGTTGTGTGTGATGGCCACCCGTATCAATAGCGGCCGCACTAATTTTGACACTTTCCCCGCTGGCGTGCTGCAACTCTTTTTGTAAATACTCGTCTAACTCATCCCATAACGCCGGCGAGGATGGATCACCATAAAACACATGGTAGTCAATTGCCCATTGCTGGCCGTCTTTACCGTATGCCCACAACACAACCTCAAGGCGGTTGTCCTGCGTATCAACGCCGGCCGTCACTAATAAGCCGCCCATTGGCACGGTGCGCAGTGGGTAGGCCTCGGCCTTTTGTTGTAAATCTTCTTGGTTAACGCGGTTTGCTTCGTCGTCCCAACACTCACCCAGTGCGGTATTAACAAAGGTTTTTAATAAATGTGGGTCGCGTTGTGCATCTAACCACTTTTGCACTAAGTTTGCCCACGACTCCCACGGGCTGTAAAGGCTTGATATGTGGTAACTTCTGCGTGTATCACGGTAATTGTTCTGCGGCTTGGTGGCAACCCACTGGCCATGTTGCAACATTTCTAATTTATCGCTTTCATTAATAACCCCCGCACAATGGCTGCAAGCATAAAAAGCAGTTTCCGGCCTTGGTACTTTGTTCTCGTCCTTATCCCATTTAATATTTGCCCAAACCAGTTCTTGCATGGTGTCACAATGCGGGCAGGCCACATGGTATTTACGTTGATCACCTTTTAAGTATTCACGCTCAACACGGCTCACATCTTTAACAGTTGGCGTGCTGCCAATTAAAACCTTGCGCCGTGCAAACGTCTTTGTCCTATTAACCGCCAACTCAATTGGATCACCCTCACCGTCCAAGTCGTAAGGGTAGGCATCAACCTCATCAAGTAACAAATAACGCACCGGCACACTGCGTAAATCCGAGGCTGAATTAGCACCGGCAATAAATAACACGCCGCCATCAAAGGCTTTTGATGTGGTGGTGTTGCCGCTATCCCTTGCGCGTGGGTCAGCAACCAAACCTTTTAAAACTGGCATGTCTTGAATCATAGTGGCCAGCCTTTGTTTACTATATCGTTTAGCTAAATTCAAAGTTGGTTGCACCATCATGGTTGGCGCTGGTGCGCGGTGGATAATATAACCCAACATATTGGTTAGCGCCTCGGTAAAACCAAGCTGCGCACCTTTCATAATGGTCACAAACTCGGTGCGGCTTGACGGGCTAAACGCATCCATGATCTCGCGCAAATACGGGGTGCGATTGGTACGCCATTTGCCCGGCTCGGCTGCATAAGTTTGATTTAATAAGCGGTATTTATCAGCCCACTCACTCATCGGCTCGCAGGGGTCGGGTTTTAGGCCGGCCGCAATTGCGTTAAATACTAACGCCTCACCATCAGCATCAGTCTTTGGTATCTTCTTGCTGCTCATCCTCTACCGGCTCGGCCACTACGTTTGCCCATTCTTCATCCATATCAGTCAAAATTTGGTTTAACTCGCCCTCAATAATATTGTGTATTTCATGGTGGTCACTCTCGCCAGCAATTGGCACGGCCAAACGATCGGCCACTGTTTGCAGTGAATTACGCACACCACGTGCGGCGGTGAATATTGTGCGCCGCACCACACTCACACGCACCAAATCACCACGCAACTCGGCATCGTTCATTTCAGCGATGTTGGCCTGCGCTGTGATCAGTCGGGTTTTTTCCCCGTGCTGGTCTGTATTGGCCACACCACCAAACGCGCGCTCACGTAAGAAATTGATATATCCTTGTGTTGATTGCACTAAATCGTATTGACCTCGATCAATCTTTACAA